GCTCCGTAGCTGCGCTTGCCATGGAGCCACAGCTGAAACGCATTGAACTGGTCGTTGTTCTCGTGCTGACCGGCTTCCCTAACACGATACCCACGCTGGAACTCCCAGATATTGCGGTCACGTTTGACGTCTGGCTTCCATTCTTTCCAACTATTGGGATCGCTTGACACGGCTAGAATCTCTCTGGCTGGGTTAGTATGCCGAGGCATAAAAAAAAGGGCCCGAAGGCCCAGGATCATGTAAAGGCTGCCTCGTAAACATTAGGAAGTTGTTCCTCAAAGATGTCCTTGATCGCGTTGGCGATCAGGCGGTGTTCGAGTTGAGTCTCAACACCAGCGCGGATCTGGATGTAGTGGATCCAGGAGCGAATGCTGCCCGACATGTAGAGCCGGCTGGGCGTGCCCAGGGGCAGGATGGAGCGAGCACATTCCTTTGCCACACCTTTGCTGAGCAGGTACTCGTAGTAGTCGAAGGTGTTGTGGTATATCTGCTGGATCTGTTTCTCCATCAGTTCGACCATCTCAGGATCAAGGTTGTCGTGTGATGCCTGCTTGTTCTTAAGGTCCTGGCTGCGCAGGTGAGGCAGGCCGACAGTACCAAGCTGGTCGACAGAGCTATAACGCTGCGAAAACTCCTGGAACGAGAACGAGCGGTGGCGCAGGATCTGGGCCGCGATTGCCCGAGTGGTGTCGATCTCCACTTGCATGCTGGCCATCTCGAAAGGTGACCAGTGCTTGTGCTTGATCAGGTACTTGATCAGGCGGGGAGATGTCTCGCTGTTGGCCTGGTTTGAGGGGTTGGATACCCGAGCCATGTAGACAATTTGCTTCTCAGCGTCAGGCGTGATGCTGACAAGGCGAGCTGTGTGGGTTTCGCGTTCCATCAGAAGATGTCCTCCTCGGGGGTTTCGGTCTCATCCAGTTTAACACGGCTGTACCAGCTTGGGTAGTCCAGCTGGCGGATCACTGGTTCACGATTGGGCCACTCACCGGACGCATCGCATTCGGCGTATAGCTTCAGCGCTTTCTCGCACTTGTACAGGCCTTCCTCCATCATATCTGGTGTGACCTCGAACAGATCCACCGTATACGGTGCCTTGCGCTCAACCGCGACGAAGATGAATTTGAACGGCTTACCGTATGCAGCCTCTGCCGCCTTGGCGTAGTAAGCTGCCTGGAAGTCGTAGCCCAGTCCGACAACTTTCTTAGTGAAGATCTCGGGCTCAATGCTGTCAGTGGTCTTGAGGTCCAGTACAATACCTTCCTCGATCAGCACACGGTCCAGGCGGGCCTTGCAGCTCACACCCAGCCAGTCCCAGTACACAGAGACCTCGTTGTGCTTGATGTAGTCGGCCTGAGCGGGGTCAAACCATGCCAGACGACGCAGAGACTCGGCCATGCCCTGAACGCTGTTCCAGGGGTCATCCTTGCCTCCTGTGGACAACACCTTCTTGCGGCCGATACTGGCCTTCCACTCCTTACCTTCCTTGGTGGTCAGCTTGATGTTGTCGGGTTTCTTGACGTACTGGCCATTAAAGGCCTCTTCTCCGTCAAGTGAGAGCGCATGCAGCGCAGTACCCATTTCCATTGCGGGAGTAGGTAAAATCCTGTTCTTCAGGGCCGCCTGATAATGAGCCGGGGAATCCAGGATCTTCTTTAGACTGGATTGATTAACCCCCGGCTCCTTTCTATAGGCGAAGTCCCCTTGATTGTAAGAAACTTCAGCAGTCACGGGTAGCACAATAGCGTACTACCCCAGTCTATCAGAGTTTGGTGATCTTAATAATACCACCATGCACACGGTGAGTACCACCTTGCTTAACTCCTTTACCGATCTGCAGTTCAACATGACTGCTTGCGGGCAGGCTAATCACTTGGCTGCCGCCCAGCTCATAATTGCTGTAGGCCTCTCCGATGCTCAGGGGAGTCTGGTCCAGGGCAACTTGCAGGCCACCTGCGTACAGGGCACAGCGAACCAGGTTAGCAGACTTGTTGCTACCCTTGTCCAGCTGCACGCCGACACTGTACTCGACCAGGTAGTCACCGGCTTCAGCGACTTGTACTGCTACACCGTTAAGGGTGGTGCCATCAGCACGAACCTCGGCAAGGCCCTTGACGGGGCGCAGTGCATTGAGATCGTCAATGGTGTAGCCTGCGGGAATTTTGTAAATAGCTGTCATTGGTCTATCGTGGAAGACAATTACATTTTATCAGAAAGGCAGTTCTTCCTGTTCTTCGCCAATCTCAATGATCCGCACGTACCAGGCGCTCTTTTCTTTCTTGGTCTTGATCCAGCGCACAGACAGCTCAGGGATGATGCTGATACGGTCATCCTCCCATAGTACTTTGTTGACTGTGTCAAAGAATGCGCCGACGACGTTATCAATGTCGGCCCTGCCTTCTCCGAACAGTTCCATTTCCACGCGAAGAGGCCCCTTCAGTGGAGGCCCGTCATACTGCTCTTTAACCTTCTCTAGCAGCTCTTTCTGATTCTTCTTGTATGCGGCGGGCATGAAGGTACCTCTTGATGTCACTCGGGGTCGAGCCTTCGAGAAAAGAGGGTGGAAGATCTCTAGTGTAATCATCCAGGCACCAGCAAAGCTCACCTAAGATGCCAATGATGCCAAGGCCCCCGTAAACGAGGGCCAAGATGCAGAACGGTGTCACTGGTCCAGCAGCTGCACTGCAGCGCGGATCGGATCGATGGCGTAAGTCCAGAACGGGCCTTCATCTTCGCCCACGAAGCGACTCTTCTTCAGAAGCCACTCGCTGCGGCGCAGGAGGCTGTGCCACTCTGCCCCAACCAGGATCAGCGGGACAGGCTTCAGGTGGTCGACCTGCATCAGCTGGACAACGGTCAAGATCTCCAGCATGGTGCCGTAGCCGCCAGGCAGAGCGATGAACGCATCACACTGACTGAACTGCTCCAGACGGGTGAAGAACGTCTTGTGATGGGTGTCTTCCTGGACAGCAGGGTTGGTCTCCGCCTCGAAAGGCAGGTAGATACTGTAGCCCAGGGAGCACACCTCGCCGTCCTTGCAGGCGCTGAGAGCCCCCTCATTGGCTGCTTGCATCAATCCGGGGCCACCACCAGTAGCGATGGTCCAACCGGCCGCAGAGAGGATCCCAGCGGCTTCCTGGGTCTGCAGATAGAGCAGGCTGTCAGGACCCGGACGAGCCGAGCCGAACATAGCAACTGTTTTAGTCATGCGCACTTACCATTGCGAAGGACACAGCTGGATCCGTCTTTCTTGAAGCCGATGATCATGCCACGGCGTTCGACGGTGGAAACAATCTCATCCTCAGTGAATTGGTCCAGATCCTTCTTGGCCAGGATGTCCGTGATCTCCTTTTCAGACAGCTCTACGGGGCCTACAGAGGGGTCCCAGAGCGCGTCTTCGTGATCCTCGGACCAGAAGTCCTCCCAATCCTCATCAGTCGCCTCGAATGGCACCTCCTTACAGAGGAAAGCGCGAACCTCCTCAACCTGCCCATCCTTTAAGGAGGAAGCGTGGTTCTTTACCTCGATACCCAGCTCATCCAGAGCGTCGAAGACAACCTCATTAGTGACCCCAAGTTCACGGGCAAGTTCGTAAATCCTCAGACGCTCTGGCTCGGGCCAGGCCTCCTTCTCATCAACGGTTTGACCGTAGTAGGTCAGCACATCCTCGTAAGACGTGCTGTAAGGGCTCTGTGCGCCCTCCAGGGTGTCGATTTCACGCTGCAGGTACCAGACGGCCTTGCGCAGGTCCTCGATAGCGTCCAGCTTGCGTCCGGCGCGGCTGATGTATTTGACAGCGTTGCCCAGGCGGTAGTTCAGCTCCCAGTCCTCGATCACAGCGATCGGCTCAAACTGGCGGCCCTCAGCGTAGTGGCTGGGGCTGTTGATAGCATCGTGAGTCATAAGACCTCCAAGTTTCGTGAATCATAGCAGACAACATTCCTGTTGCCTCTGTTCAGTCTAACCATACAGCGTTTTTTAGACCACTCAATGATTGTACCCTTCTCCCAGCCGGCCCCCATGAACACCTTTACGTTGGTGCCCTTGCGGAGCGCAGTCTGGAATTCGATGGGGCCGTACAGGCGCTCGATCTTCTTCATGGTCGAGGGCTTGGCGGTGAACTCGCCGGTCTTGGAGTTGAACCGTCCCATTAGCCTTTCCTCGCGCTCTGTGCGTCCAGGATGATGCAGTCATCACATTCCTGCCATACTTTAACAGCATCCTCCCACGAGACGGGAGGCGTGATGTACTGCCGTCCTTTCTTGCGGAATACCCTGAACTGACCTCCGCGATGGTCTAAGCCATTCGTGTTGATGTCGTTTTCAAGATCTCGTTGGCGGCGTTGTGCGCGTTTCTTCTGTGCTCGTCTAGGCATTTTGTTCTCTCTCCATAATGTAGTGGGCAGGCAGGCTCCCGTTGGTGCCTGATACGGCGTTGATCACCTGAGGCAGGTGGTTGCTGGAGCTGTTCAGGACCCAAAGATCAGCCTTAGTGCTGTAGCGTAGCAGACCCTGTGCAGTCCAGTCGCCCAGAACCTCGTCTACAAGCCACTCCAGGCGTGTTCGATTGTCATCTGGGTCCAGATCATCAGACCAGCCGCTATACAGCTCTGAGTGGCCACAGATGGGCGTCACGGCGCCAATTACTTCGTGGGACTTAACTGCTCCACGGTAAAGCAGGATTGCCCAGACGAATGGGCGAACGTCGGCGGTGGTCAGCTCTGGAGTCTCGTCATAGAGCAGGCCGAGGGTGCCAGGTGCTACCTCCGCTTCTTCGATGTGGAAACCAAACTGTTTCATAAATACCTCCTTGAGGACTAGGCACAGCCTAACACCAAAAAAGCCCAGGCGCAAGGCCCAGGCTCCTAAGGTCGTTCGGTGAAGGGGGTATCCCCATTCTATCAGAACAGTTCGTCCCCGCCACCAGCCGCATCATCACGGCGATCTTCCATGAAGGTCACAGAAGCGTTTTTAATGTCAAGATAGGTCTTGTCATTATAGACACGCTGAACGAGTTGCCCACGAACACAGACGCGATCACCTCGCTCCAATCGTTCTGCCACGATGTCAGCCTGTTTGCCACTTACTTCGCAAGTGTAGAACTGACCCGGACGATCTTCGCCCTGCTTGACATAGAAGTACTCCTTGTCAACCATGTTGAACTTAGCGATCTTACCGCCGTTCCCGAACTCTCGCACGGTCACAGCAGGCTCGCCTTGTTTGCCAGTGACTTTACCGGCAGTAGTGATAGCAGCCATTTGTCGGTTCCTCGTAGAGGTGAATTACTTAGTCATTCTATCAGCAACCTTGGCAGCTTTCGCAGCCTCTTTTGCCTCAACGTGTGCCTTCATCTGGCGTACAGCCTCGCTGTACAGATTCTGGCAGTGCTTCTGACTCATACTGACCCGAGCGGCGACAATGCTCATGCGACCGCGCTGGGCGTAGTGCAGGACGATGTCTTGGGTGCGAGGGCGGATGCCGCACTCGGCCATCAAGTCACGCAGCTTAAGGGCAGCCCAGCCGGTGTCGGTGGGCTCTTTACTGATGATCCGATGCTCTTCACCCATGAGGTCGGCCAGGGTCTTATTATCCTCGTCGTTGACGCGAACGTCCACGGAATTGACGTACTGAGCCCGAACAGCAGCGCTGAGGCATTCGTCACCAATACGGCCG